GGTGGTGGCGCAAACCGGGACGGCTACCGGGGCGGTGGGCGCTACTGAGGTCGCCCTTGCCCCAAAGCGCAGGAGTGCTTCTGGTGGACCGAATTTGCTGCAAGTGCTTGCCGGCATTGGGACTGTCTGGAAACCGAACGCTTCGCTGAATTCTTGCGCGCGCAGGTTTTAGGGGGCATCGCCCCAGGGCCAAGGCACGGCGCCAAAAAGAAAAAGGCCGCACGCTCCTGGAACTGTGCGGCCTTCAATGTGGCCCGACAGCTATCAAATTCAGGCTGCTAGCCCGCATGGGATATGGATTCAGCCATCGCGGTGCCAGAATGTGCCCCCATTTGTGCCCCCAGCCATTTCTGGTGCCCCCTTGAAACTCACCGACACGAAGCTACGCACCCTCACCGAGCCCGGTAAACATTCGGATGGGCTGGGCCTCTATCTCGAAGTCACCAAGGCGGGCGGGCGCTACTGGCGCATGAAGTACCGCTTCGCTGGAAAAGAAAAGCGCCTTGCCTTTGGCGTCTATCCCGATGTGAGCCTCAAGAGTGCACGCGAGGCCGCAGGCAGGGCCCGCAAGCTGCTGCAAGACAACCGGGACCCCGGCGAGGTTCGCAAGGAAGAAAAGGCACGGGTTATTCACGAGAGCCGCAACACTCTGGAAGCAGTGGCCCGGGACTGGCTGGCGCACCAATCTGCCCGGTGGGAGCCCATCACCATGGGCCGCATTCAGGCATCGCTTGAAAACGACATATTTCCAGTGCTTGGCTCCCGGCCGATGGCGAACCTCAAAGCGCGCGATGTGATGGAAGCGGTGAAAGCCATAGAAGCCCGTGGCGCGGCCGACCAGGCGGGGCGGGTGCTGCAGCGGATCAAGTCCATATTTCGCTGGGCTATCACCCACGAACGCATCCAGACCAATCCCATGCTTGATCTGGTGCCCTCCGAAATTCTCAAGCCGCGCGCAGTGCAGCACCGCGCTGCACTTTCGGAAAAGGAGTTGCCCGAGTTCATGCGCAGGCTTGCCAACTACGACGGCGCTCCCAGCATCGTGCTGGGCCTGCGCTTGCTGATGCTCACGGCCTGCAGGCCGGGCGAAGTGCGCGGCGCATGCTGGGCGGAGTTCGACCTCAAGGCAGCGCTGTGGACCATCCCGCCCGAGCGCATGAAGATGCGCGAGGAACACCGCGTGCCCCTATCCAAGCAAGCCTTGGAAGTGCTGGCCAAGATCGACGCCATTACCGGCGGCCGCGAGCTGGTGTTTCCCAGTCCCTACTACCCCAGCAAACCGCTGAGCGAGAACACCTTCAATTCAGCATTGGCCCGCATGGGCTACAAGACCATGGCCACAGCCCATGGCTTCCGCGCCCTGTTTTCGACCGTGGCCAACGAACACGGATGGAACCCCGACGTGATTGAGCGGCAGCTGGCCCACAAAGAGCGCAACGAGATACGGGCTGCGTACCACCGCACCACGTACATGGCTGACCGCACGAGGCTGATGCAGTGGTGGGCCGACTACCTGCAGGCCGCTGGCGCCAGCCAGGGTTGAACCACTCCGCCAGGCATTGCGCAGGTGCGCCGTGTAGTGCGTGCAATGCCACCCGCCGCCCTGTTGCTGACACGGAGCGCAGCGGCCGATGGCATGCCAGCGTGCCCGGTGCGAAAAGCGCACCCTGTCTAGAACGCGCCAGAACGCCCGTACAGCGAGGCCAGGGTGCCGGGTCGCACCCCATGCGCTGCCGCGCCGCCCGGTGCTGGAGGGCCTGTAGGCGCGCCCTAGGCATACAACCACGCAAACCCGCGGCGCGCCGACGAGACCCCGCCGCGCCCCCCGGCTTCGTGCGTTGATTTCGTCGGGAGTGCCGCCTGGGCGCACCGCCAAGCCTGATGCGGGCTTGCGGGGCGCTGCAGGGCTGCTTTTGCTGTCGGGAATTGACGGACTTTTGAGGCGCTGGGCCGGGGGGCGCCGGAGCCTGTGACGTAACGGAAGGAACCTTTTTCAAACTAGAAATACTTGTGATCAACTACCTACAAACCTACCAATGAAGACCAGTTTGTAGGCTTTGTAGGTAGTTCTTTTCGGGTATCTCAAATTTGAATTGCTATGGGCTTCAGCAGAGGGCAGGCTGGTAACTTGGGCAAAACACTTGCTCGCGCTTCGACGGTCGGTAAACCCTTCAAAGCCTACAAACCCCACCAAGCAGTACAGCTGAGGACCTCAAGAAGACGGGGTACTGTTTTGCACATGCGCGCGTTTTGTCCAAAAATAACCCCACCAAACCCACCAAACCCACCAAGCCAAGGCGGCGCGACGATGTCTGTATGACTGCTTTTATCGTTATCGCAGCTGGCTATGGCCTGCTCGCACTGTCGGAGTTTTGGTTCTCGTTCCGGACCTCTGCGCTATTTCTGCCGGCCGCGCATTGGGTTGAGTGTTCCAGGTGGAACTGGACCCGCCGGCTCTAGATGCGACGGAACCGCTGCTCCTAAAAATTCTGAGAATCGACAGAAAATCTTGCGAGCGGTTTAAAGCTGACCGCCCTTGAATCAGAGCGTCAGGATTAGTGGATGGTCAGTCGTTGAGGGCGCAGCCTGAAATCCCGGCTATTGCGACTGGCGCTCGCTGCTACCGACTAGGAGCGGAAGTTCACGCGACTGAGGTCCATGTCCGCGCAAGGCTGGTTGAAGACGTTCAGTTCTTCTATGCCAATGCCTGCTGACATCGATAGCAGGCATTGGGTTTGGTGCAGCAAAGGTCAATGCGATGATTGATAGATGCTTGAGCCTTCTACAGAAGGCTGGTCAATTCACCTTGCATCAGTTCCTGACGCGCAATTGACTGCGTAGTTCAATGGGGGTCAACACAGGATACCGATTCATGATCGATTGGTAGATGGGCTGGCCCAGTTCGCTGGCGACTGTGACGATTAGTACGTAGGGTAGGGCAGGTGCATCGTCATTAATCACGGGCAGCCCATCTTGGCGTGCGCCATGCGTTACGTCAAAGCATGCGTCAAGCAATTGTGACGCCTCAAATCTTTGGGTTGCGTGGAGCATCGTTTCCCACTTGCTTCCATGCTTGCGCAGGTTTTGCTCGTAGTCGGACGTTTTGCCAAAAAATGGGTTGGATGACCCATCACTATGGGTGCGGAAGATAGGGGTCAGGCCGTGCTGTGTGTAGTTGACTGGATTGGCGGCTTCTACGGAGCATGCAAAACAGAAGGTGGCTTTGATGACAATTCCTGTGCCCATGCTCACCAATGGAATAGGTAGTTGCATGCGCATCGTGCGGCCCGCAGGAATGGCGCCTTGATAAAGAACGCTGACCTGGTTATCTCCATAGGCCAGCAGAGCTTCTGGGTCTTCCGGGAACTGGCCCCAACCTACTTCACTTCGCAGGTCATGTTGCGCATGAGTTGCGTTGTGCACCATCAATGCTCGCAAGGAGGTCGCTGACAAATCGGTTTTGCTCAGAGCCTTGGCGCCTGCAGTGGCGCGCTGCGCAAGGGGAGCTGCATAACTAGTGCCATAGCGCTCAGTTACGCCTCCAGCTAAGGGGCTGTAGAGCAGCATTGGATTGGAGGGCGTGCCGCCAAAGCACAATCCATCCGGTTTAACGACACCAGGAGAACGTCCCGGGCCGTGGCCGCTAAAAGAAGCTCTTGCAACAAGGAGCATGTCCCGAGAACTTGCGGCACCGACTGTTAATGCATTAATAGCATCCCCTGGCACTTGAATGCGTCCAAGCTCCTCCCCCAGCTCCCCATCATTCCCGGTGGCAACGGTCATCAGCGTCTTGCCAGATGCGAGGTGTTTGTCCAGCATCGCGGTCCAGGCGTGTGGATGATTGTCGTCCATAGCCATTTTTGGGCCAAAGGCTAAGTTGGCGCAATCAATCTCGTTGTTACTAAGGATGACATCAATCCTATGCAGGCAGTCGTATAAGTCGAAATCTCCATTGTCTGCACTTCCAATCACTCGGAAATGGGTCACATTAAAAAATGGGCGCGGCAGTTGCGTTACCCCATGATCTAATGCGCCGAACAGAAGCACTGAGGTAACTTCCGCACCGTGAGTGAGAAAGCCAGCCTCTGTCTTTTGTAGGACGTCAGGGACCACTTCTCTCGCCCATTTGGAAAAATCGGTAATTTCCAATCCTCCATCGAATACTGCTACTTTTAAATCTTGATTGATTGCGTCTTCTTTGGGCAGGGCGGGCTGCGTGGTGGTCAGCAGTTCCTTTAATTGTGGGCGATGCATCCGCAATTCAGGCAGGCGGCGTACAGCTCGAAGTGCCGTAAACGCTGCAAAATCTTCCAAGTTTTCGCGGGAGGCGACGCCGGGCATAAAGATCAATCCAGATGCTTCATACAACTTACTGCGGGCAACGGTGGTGCCACAAGCTTTAGCATGCCGGTCCAGTGCATCAAGTAGTTCTTCTCTGGCCATGTCTTTGGAGTGCACCAAAATTTCAATAGGGACCCGAGTATCTTGTCCTTCTGTCTTGATTAGTCGCTCATGAGATGCCAGAAAACGAATTGCCTCGATCTTGCAAAGATCATGTTTTTCGTACTTGTGGCTTTTCTCCGACAGCAGTATTTCAAGCAAGCGATTGAAAGCAGCTTGGCTACCGGCGACATAAAGTTCAGCAGTAAATTGCTCGCCTGTGGGAATGTTTTTGCGCTTTTCCTTGCGTGGATGAATAAGGGCTGATTTACTGCCCGATACTTTGAGTCCTGCGCTAGCCAAGACCTTGTTCGGCATCTTCCACTTTGAAAGATAGGCCGGGTGAATGGTGATTACTACAGTTGCTTCACCCGATGGTTTCGCGCTTTCAGGAAGCTTGTCAATCTGCTCGGCAATGTCACGTAAAGCAGGAGATAAAAATTGCCGAGCTTCCTCGATCGTGTAAGGGAGGGGTGATTTGTCACTTCCTCCGACTACATCTTCTTTGGGAAGTAGATTGGTTAGTTCCTTGCCATTGCCAATGAGCAGATTAGTCTTAGCCATTTAAACCCTCCTTGATCTTTTCGATCGAACGTTTAACTGTTGTATGAGAAACATTGAGCTCATTGGCTATCTCTCTCAGGGTAAAGCCTTGTTTGCGTTTAATGAATGTTTCTAAATCTCTCTGGTCACGCCTTTGCTTGGCTGAAATTTCTTGCCTTTCCAGGTGTCGCAACAACATATCGCACAGCTCGTAGTCAAAATCAGTGTTGTTGAGCAAAGCGCTTTTGTGCGCAGAGTTAAGAGTTCGGTTGATGGTGGCTAAGGTTTGTCCTTCGCCTTGCTCCGCAATCACTTGGGCGAGCTCAGGGTCTACGCCACCAGCTACCAGCATGGCTGCGCGCTGTGCATGGTTTGGTAGGTCAAATTGCAAAGTCAAGTCAAATCGGCGCCAAACAGCGGGATCAAGTAAATCACTGTGATTTGTCGCAGCAACCAGCAGGGATGTGGGCTGCCAGTCATCAATTGTTTGCAAGATCACTGTTACTAAGCGCTTAAGTTCGCCGACATCGCTCTCGTCGTCGCGGCGCTTGGCGATCGCATCGAACTCGTCAAGAAGCAGTACACAGGGCTGCTCTTGAGCATGCGACAGCACAGCGCGCACATTGGCGCCGGTCTTGCCCAGATAGCTGCTCATCACGCTGGCAAGGTCCAGCGTCAGCAGCGGCACGCCCAGCTTGTATGCCAACCAGCCCGCAGTCATCGTTTTGCCAACACCGGGTGGGCCGCTTAGCAGCACGGACTTCGCGGGTGCGAAGCCTGCCGCCAGTAAGCGGTCAGCAGATAGATGCTCGCGGAGCAATTGATCTACTTGCTCCTTGAGTTTTTCTGAAAGCATGGGCTCTGTACGCAGCATGTCTGCAGGGTCTGTGCGAACCAGGGGGAGCTTTGAGTCAGCGTCAACTGGGGTGGCAGCCTGAGGCTGAACACGACGCAAGGCGTGCTGCGCATTACCTGCAACTAGGGGGGCAATGGCATTGGCGAGAGATTCATCAGTAGGGCGCACTAGGCTGGCGAAACGGCGGGCGCGCATTTCAAGTGCGGCGCCGCCTACCTTGATGGCGTCTTGCAGAAGCTTCAGTAGCTCTTCTTGGGCTTTGGGATTCACGTTCTTCCTTGCGGCACTAAGGCCAATCTTGGAACGGATTCTATCTGTATTTTTTTGAAAATGTTCCAAATGGGCGAAGTTTGTCCGAAAACCAATGTAAGTCATTGATTTGATTTGGTGTTTTCATGGATGTTTTGGAACATTTATGGTTTGATTGGTCTTTTTTGAGGGATTTTTTGTTCCAAGTATCTGAATCGACCAGCGCTCCCTTGATAGCTTGAAGCTTCAAGATGCCTGCCTAGGCCGTCCTCGCGCCTCCAGAAAGTACTCCTTGGCCCGTGCGATCCGTTCCTCCCTCTCTTGAGTTTTTGAACTGCCCCGCGCCACGCGGAGCCACGGCGCGCCCGTCGTTTTTGCGTCCACTTTCCCCACCTCTAACTGTGTAGAGCGCAGCCACAGCATAGGTTTCTTGGCTTTCAGCTGTCCCCACAAGACCATAGGGACATGCACGAATCCGCAGTTCGGCCAGGCCAAGGCCGCGCGGGATGCACTGGCCGCCAAGATCGAGGCGGCTGAAAGAGAGGCCGTCGCGGCCGATGAGGGGTTTCAGGCGGCGTTCTCGGCTGCGGGATTTGAGCGCGACGACGCCACGCGGGCGGCGCTCAATCGCAAGAACGACGCGCAGGCCATGGCAGAGGCGATGCGTGCGGCGCTGGCCAAAGGATCCAGGGAGCTGCAGGCGCTGGCGGCCGATGCCAGCGTGCAGGCGCGCGACTATGCGGCCGCGTATGAGCGCGCTTACATCGCGCACGCGCAGGCCGAGGGCTACCGGGCGCTGCAGGAAGGCGGCGAGCAGCTGGCGCGGGCCATGGCGCTGGCTGCGCATGCGCCGCGAAGGGACAGCCTGCAGGAGGATGCGCTGGGCCGGCCGGCCAGCTCGCCAGCCATGCGCGCTGAAATAGCGGCTGCGCGCTGGGCGTTCATTCTCGATGGGCTCAAGGCGATGGCCGAGGGGATGCCGGAGTTCAATGCGCGGCCGCAGGTGCAGGCCCTGGGGGTGTTCGACCTGGGGGCGCTGACGGCGCAGGACGTGCTGACGCCAACGCAAATCCACCTGCTGCGCAAGACGGGGAAGGTGACGCTTTAGGGCAGAGACGCCAGATGGCGCGGAGCGGCTGGGCTGCTTCGCGCTTTTTTGCTTGCAGCGCGGCATGCAGCGGCGTGCCTCAGTGTTTGCTTCCTCACCCTTGGCGGGAGCTATTCGGCAGTTTGGGCGATGGATAGGCTCGATGCGGCTGCTTCGCGTTTTGCTTTGTTCTCACGGCGCTTCGCGGCGCGTGTAGACACAGGAAGATTTACATCCGGGTTTGGAACCTTTGGAGGCCGCAGAACGCGGAGAATCGTGCCACTGACTACGAACGTGCAGCCGCAATAGGGGTTGGAGCAGCAATAGATGTACTCCCAAACAAAGCGGCCTACCTGTGCACATGAGTGAAATTTAGTTTTCGATTTGCACATGGGGCAGGGCATTTTCATGGTGTCACCTCGTCCTGCGGTTCGTCCCTCGAGACAACATAGTCCGCCCAGTCCCGCATGATGGCCCCCCGATTTTCCAGCATGTCCCCGCGTCGGTAGGCAGCTTCCGTGCGGGTGTCTATCGCATGGGCTAGGCACAGCTCCACCGCATCGCGCGCGTGGTGCGTCATCTCCCCGGCCCAGTCCCTGAACGTTGACCGAAAGCCGTGGGGCACCGCTGCCATTCCCTGCCGTCGCATCAGGGCCGTGAGGGCCATATCAGACAGCGGGCCTTTGCGATTGGACGGGAACACATGCTCGACCGAGGGGATGCGCGGCTGTCCCTTGAGTAGTTCCAGCGCCTGGCGCGACAGTGGCACGCGGTGTTCCCTGTTGGACTTCATCCGTTCGGCGGGCACCGTCCACAGACCGGCCTCTAGATCGACCTCGCTCCAGACCATCCCGCGCACCTCGCCCGAGCGTGCGGCCGTGAGGATGAGAAAGCGCAGCGCGCGGGCGCTTTGTCCGTCCATGGCCAGCAGCCGCTGGTAGGTGTCGGGCAGCATGGCCACGGGCACGGCCGCGTGGTGTTTGACCGGCGCCAGCTTGTTCGGGTCCGCCAGGATGTGTTCGAGCTGGCTGCGCCAGCGGGCTGGGTTTGGGCCGGTTCGGTGGCCATGGGCCGTGGCCCAGTCCAACACCTGTTCGATGCGGCCACGCAGCCGGGAGGTGGTTTCTGTCTTGGTCTTCCAGATGGGGGCCAGTGCCTGCAGCACGTGGGCCTGTCCAATATCCGCCACCTGCAGGTGCCCGATGTGGGGAAATGCATAGGTGGCCAGGGTGCTGCGCCATTGCTGCGCATGCTTGAGGCTGCGCCATGTTCCTTCGTGTTCGGTAATGAACGCTTCGGCCGCGTCGTCAAAGCGCACCTGCCGCGCCATGGCCTGCCGGGCCGTTTCGCGCTGGGCCTGCCGGGCCTGCAGCGGGTCAACCCCACCAAGGCGTAGTTTGAGCGCGTTGCGGGCGGCTTCGCGCGCTTCAGCCAGGCCGACCAGTGGATAGCTACCTAGGCCCATGCGGCGGCGGTGGCCGCCGTGCATGTAGCGGAAAACCCAGGCGCGCGAGCCGCCTTCGATCTTGAGATACAGACCGGACACGCCGCCAACTGCGTAGGAGCCGTCACTGCGCAGGCGGGAGACTTCCAGAGAGGTTTTTTCGAGGATTCGTTTGGGCATGGATACCGTGCAGCCCGCTGGCTATAGCCAGAAAACTGTGATTAAACACAGTATCAGTGTGCCATCCGGCCGGGTGGCTTGGTAGGGTTTGGTGGGTTTTGAGGGGTTTTTTTCCGACGAAACGCGCGCCAGTGAAAAAAAGCAGGCAGTTGGGTAGGTCCCTGGCATGACCAGGCGGTGGGGTTTGTAGGCTTTGAAGGGTTTGCCGACCGTCGAAGCGCGAGCAAGTGTTTTTTGGGGTTTTGAGCCTGCGGGAGTCCAAGAGCGCCAGTTAGGACGCGCTTTCGGCAGGTGCTTCGTGCAACCTCATCCCACTGGGGGCACGTATAGGCGTAGCTGGGGGCATATAAATGTGCCCCCAGTTTTCGGAAACATGCCCCCAAATGTGCCCCCAGATTGGGTAGATGGGCATGGATTGGTCTGGATGGTTATGGACAGCTAAGATGCTGTCTCTCCAGGGAAAATTAAAAAATCCGGATGAGTATGGACTCGTCCGGATTGATTAATGGTCCCCCCGACAGGAATCGAACCTGTATCTAGCGCTTAGGAGGCACTCGTTCTATCCATTGAACTACGGGGAGGTAGGGGTGATTCTAGCCGCCATTTCCTGAGTCTCTATAGTGCTGCTGTACCATGCCGTATCACTGAATTATTCTGTCAGTGATACCGCAAACGATACGTATCACTGCACATGGCGAGCATCATCCAAGTCGGCGGGAAGTGGCGTGCGCTGATCAGGCGCAAGGGGCACCCATCATACTGTCAGACCTTCCCGACGAAGGCGCAGGCGCAGGCGTGGGCGCGGGGTATCGAGACCGACATCGACAGGGGCCAGATCCTGGCGCCCAAGGTGGTTCTGGGGCGGGTGGTGTTGGTGTCGGACATGATCGACACCTACCGCAAGTTGCGCGAGAAGTCGCGGCCCATCGCGGATACGTCCAACGAGCACTACATGCTCAAGACGCTCCAGCGTGGCCTGGGGCAGCTTGACACGGCGTTGCTGGCGCCGGCCGACCTTGTGGCCTACGCCGAGGCGCGCAGGGATGAGGACGGCGCTGGGCCGTACACGGTCAACATGGACATATCCAAGCTGGGGACTGTGCTGCGCCTGGCTGGTGTACATCTCAAGATCACGCTGCCCGACGTAGTGGGCCAGGCGCGGCCACTGCTGGCGCACATGCACCTGATCGGCGGGGGCGGCAAGCGCGAGCGCAGGCCTTCCGAAGATGAGCTGCTGCGCGTGGTGCAATGGTTGCGGGATCAGCGCGGCCAGGTCTACGCCGACGTGGTGCAGTTCGCGGTGGTTACCGCGATGCGGCGCGGCGAGGTCGTGCGGCTGCGCTGGGATGCGCTGGACGCCGAGAAGAGGCTGGTGCTGGTGAGAGACCGCAAAGACCCGCGCAAGAAGGCGGGCAACGATCAATGGGTTCCGCTGCTCAATGGCTCATGGGAACTGGTGCAGGCGCAGCCCAGGGCGGATGGGGAGCCGCGCATTTTCCCCATCCATGAGCAGACCCTGAGCAAGTATTTCAGGGATGCGTGCGTGGCGCTGGCTATCCCTGATTTGCACTTTCACGACCTGCGCCACGAAGGCATATCCCGCCTGTTTGAGCAGGGCTTCGACATACCGCGTGTCGCGCTTGTGAGCGGGCACAAGAGCTGGAACAACCTCAAGCGCTATGCGCAACTGCGGCCCGAGGACCTGCACCATGGGCCTGGCGGGCCTCCTGCCGAAGCCGGTCCAGATATTCCGCCACGTCCCTGATGTCCGCCCAGCGCTTGCCGCCGTCGATGTAGGTGGGGATCTCGAAAGTGGCTGCGCTGATCTTGCGGCGGATGTTGGGCGGGGTGGTTTCCAGAATCTCGGCCAGGCGGTCAAGATCCGCGCGCAGGCCGTACTTCTCGATGAGCACCATTTGCGTGAGTAGGCTCATGCGCTTTCTCCTTGCGTGGCCTGGGGGCGGGGGGCATCCACATCACTCCAGTCACCGCCCATCATTCGATCAACCGATGCGTTGAGCGAGGCGCGATTTTCGTCACTGACGATCCTCACCAGCGATGTGAATCTGCCTTCGTTCCACGCAACCATGATGTGTGAACTGAGCCAGCGCCACCGTGCTGCATCCTCCGCATCCGCAACACGCTTCAGCATGAGAGCCTCTGACATGGACAGTACCTCCGCATCCCCCCGTGCTACAGGCGCGGCCTGTGCAATCCCCTCGCCGCGCGCCGCCAGGAATGCGCAGAAGTTCGCCACGTCCACCGGGTCGCCCTTATCCACATGCGCGCGCAGCATGTCCGACAGGCGCTGCTGCGTGCATTCGGGCGTGCCCCAGCCGCTGTAGCCCTTCGCACGCTGCTTCGCCAGCTTGGCCTTCATCGTGGCGGCCAGGGCGTCAACGGCGGCATCGTCTGGGTGCGCTGGCGCTGCCTTGGCTGTAGGCGCGCCAGCAGGCGCGAGTGGCGTCAGCGCAATGCGCGTGGACTCGATCTGATCCCAAAGGGCCTGCTCCTCGGGCTCGCTGTCCTGCGGGCGGCGTGGGCCAATCCAGCTCTGCAGGACGGCCAGCAGGTCAATGGCCTGCATGATGGCCGGGCCGTTGACGCGCGCGGCGTGCAGGCGCTCTGCATGCGCGCGCATGGTCTCCTCGGCGTAGTAGTGGCGCTGGGTGTCGTGGACGAAGCCCTGCACGTCCTCGGTGTAGTCGGGCGCCGGCAGTGGAATGTGGTCTGTCATGGTCTTCCTCACGCGGCCGCCAGGCCGAGGTTTTGGGCTGTGGTGCGCACGACCTGGCCGCCCGTGCTGAGGGCGCGGGCAGTCAATCGGGCCGTGATGTCGCGCAGCTCGCCACTGCTCACGTAGGCGAGCTGGTGGCGGTGCAGATCCACGGCCTCGGCCAGGGCGTCGATTTCGTGAAACTCCAGCTGCTGCGGCAGCCATGCGCCCGAGGCGAGGGCGCGGGCGCGTATGCCCGCCAGCGCGGCCTGGGCGCTGGCAAAGTGCTCACGCATGCCGCGCACGATGCCGCTGTCCTCGATGGCCATGGCAATCGCCAGGTGCGTGGCCAGCACGGTGTGCTGGTCCTCGGTGGCCACGCCCTCGCGCAGGCGGGCCAGGCACGCCCAGGCCGGGGCCAGGGTGGCGTGCACCTCGGCGGCCGTCAGGCACGTGGCGCGCAGCCGGGCGTGGTTGGCCGCGTGGTATGCCATGGCGCAGAGCCACTGGCGGCGGTGCTCACGCGAGCACTGCCCGCGCTCCATCTGGCGCAGGCGCCGGGCGCGCGCGGCCGCCATGATCCTGGCCATGGGCAGCGGGCGGTGGTGGACGTGGCGGCGGCGCATGGCCTGGGCCGCCTGGAGCCGGGCGCGGCGGGTCACGCCACCACCTCCAGCTCGCTCACGTCAAAACCCACCCGCTTGGGCGCGCAGCGCTTGCTGCGCTCGATGGCAACGTCCCATGCGCCAGGGCCGATCTGCGCCACCACGTTGCCCTCGTAGCCGATCCAGGGCTTTTGCTGCTTGCCGGTGGCCGTCTCGTTGATGCGCACGCGCGCACCGATGCCCACCTCTTCTGCTGCCCCGGTGCCCACGCCTGCACTGGCCTGGCCACTGGGCGCAGCGGCGCAGGCGGCCGCCTGGGCGGGGCCCTTGCGTGCCTGACGCTTTTTGGCGGGCGCCGGGGTTGATGGCGTGGCGCTGGCTTGGGGCGCAGCGCTCGCCGCCGCCAGCGCGCGAGCGGCTGGCGGCGCTTCGTCGCTCTGCGCCGCAGGCGCCTGCTCAGTGGCCTGGGCACCGCCAGCGGCGCCGCCACGGGGCGCGGCCTGCGGCTGCGCGCCAGCGACAGCCGCAGCATCGTCGCCTTGCGCCGCAGGCGCCTGATTTGCATCCTCCAGCGCCCGCAGCTCGGCCGCAATCTGCGCCTGGGCCTCGGCCGCCGTCGTCTTCCCGCGCGCGGCATCACGCGCCAGCGCAGCCGGGGCCGTAGTTTTTTTGGCCTTCGCGCGCGTAGGACTGGCTTGCGCAGCGGGGGGCGGGGTCGAAGTGCCATCCGGGGCCGCAGGTTTATCGGCTTCGTCCTGCGCTGCTGCGGCGGCGCGCAGGTTGGCAATCGCCTGGGCCAGTTCGGCCTTCTCGGCGGCCGTGGCCTCGGCGTCTACCGCGTCCATGTCCACGCCCAGGGCGCGGGTGGCGGCGCGCAGGGTAGGTTCCCATTTATCCCCGCTGTACTGCCAGAAGCTACGAATCAGCATGAGGGCCAGCATGTAGCGGCGGATCTCGGCGGCATCGGCGCGGTCGATGCGGGCCACTGCGCGCTGCTTCATCTCTTCCTGGTCTTCGTCATCGACGGGGGGCGGGCTGAGGATGACCAGCATGTCTTCTTCGTCCGCGAAGTCGATTTCGGCCTTGAGCCACTCGCGCAGCAGCTCGGCATCGGTCAGCACCTTGGTGGGCGTTGTGTGCGCGTGGATGGCGCGCATGATGGCGGCTTGCCGCGCCTTGTTGGTGGCTTTCTTCTGCGCCTGTTCGGACTTGCGCGTGAGGACTTCGATCTCTTCGTCCAGGTCAATCTTCTTGGCGGTGGTCTTGATCGCGCCGCGCTGCACCAGCACCGCCTCGGCTTCGTCGGTGGGCACGGCCTCGATCAGTTCCTTGCTGTACGGGTCTTCAATCAGCACGGGCCTGGGGCCCTTGTCGCCCAGCAGCTCGCGCAGCGGCACCCTCTTGCCGTCTTGGGCCAGGTCGGCGCGGGTGGCCTCCAGCCGGGTGTAGCCCTGCAGGCTGCGGCCGTAGCCGTCGTAGCTGTGCTGGCGCACGATTTCCTTGGCTTCCTTGCCTTCGATGATGCGCATGCCCTTGGCCTCGGCCGCGGCGCGCAGGGCCTCGGCGTGGGCGTGGGCCTTGGCGGCGTGGCATGCCGGGTCGGTGCACAGGTCGGGCGAGTCCACATCGGCAAACTGCTCGGGCTCTGCGCCCGTGCGCCTGGGGCAGTCGCCGCAGGCGCCCACGCCGGGCACCAGGCCGACTACCGCGATGGGGAATGGCGCATCCTCCAGCCTCAGCATCACATTGCGCTGCAGCCAGCCCTCGAACTCGCGCACGCCCGTAGCGAAGTCGCCCCGGTGGCTGCGACGGCTGGCCTCTTTGAGGGCGGTGATCTGCACCTTCTCCACCGGGATGCGGGCAATGCGCAGCGCGCGGCTGTTGTCGATCTCGCCCGCCGCCAGGGCCTCGCGCACCGTCTGGCACAGGTCCAGCAGCTTGAGGCGGGCGTAGACGTAGCTGCGGCTCTTGCCGATCTTGGCGGCCACGGCGTCGGCGTCCATGCCGCTGCCCTGGCGCATGAGCGCGCCGTAGCCCTCGGCCTCTTCCAGCGGCGACACGTCCTCGCGCTGCAGGTTCTCGATGATCTGGATCTCCAGCACCTGTTCGTCGCTCAGCTCCCGCGCCATCACCGGGATCTCGGCCACGCCCGCAAGCTGGCAGGCGCGCCAGCGGCGCTCGCCGGCCACCAGCTCGTATTCGATGGGCTCGGCCTTGCGCGTGGTGGCGAAGGGCCACACCGGCACGGCGCCCTTGGCGCGCGAGGTTTCCTCAACCCGCGCGGCGGGCAGGGGCCGCACAAGAATGGGCTGGTGCACGCCGCTGGGCGCAATGCTGTCGGCCAGCTCGCGCAGCTTGGCCTGGTCGAAGGTCTTGCGCGGGTTCGTCAGGCTGGCGACGATGCCCGCCACCGGGGCCATGAACATGCGCGCCCCCGCGCCGGGCAGGGGCATGGCGGCGGTGGCCTGGTCGTTGCGGTCGGCGGCCATGGTTACTGCTCCGGGGTGATCGGGGTGGTGATGGGGGCGATGCGGCCATCAGGAAAGCGCAGCGTGGCGCCGGTGCGGCTGGGCAGGGCGAAGGCGGCCATGCGCGCGGGCGCAATGGCCGTGGGCTGGCGCAGCTCGGGGCAGGTGTACGGGGCGCTGGTGCGCCAGGCGGGTGCCTCGGCGGGGGGCGTGGTGCGCAGGTCCAGCTTGTGGGTGTGGATGCCCGGCACGGTGGGAATCGGCTGCAGGCCGCCCGTGCGGCGCATGGGGGCGGGCTTGGCGTGCTCGTGCACGCCGGTGGTGTTCTTGGCGCGGGGCATGTCAGCTCCTGGCGGGTGGGGTGGGTGCACACGTGTGCACGGCGGCGGGCGGCGCGGCGAGGTAGCCGATGGCGGCTGCGGCAAACAGCAGCAGCGCCAGGGCCAGCACCGTGCCCAGGGCGGAGAGGGCCCAGGCCAGCGCGCGCAGCAGGCGGGCGCGGCGGCGCGGGCGGTGCGGGCCGTCGATCTGCACGGGCGCGCTCATGGCCTGGCCTCCAGCGGCCGGGCGGCCGCGCCGTGCACGTTGTGGCGCGCCATGGCCTCGATGACCGCGATGCAGGCTGTGGGCGCCAGGGCGATGTATTCGAGGCCTGCGCAGTGGATGCGGAAGGGGAGCAGGGGGGGCATGCTGTACCTCAGAAAGGAATTTCGCTGTCTTCGTACCGCTGCGGGCCAGGCTCGAAGTGGTCGCAATGGGCGGGGATGTCGGCGTAGCGGTGCGGGTGTCGGTCAAGCGATATCCACCGGCCACGTCGGTTGCGGCGGAACCGCACGTAGGGGCCAGCGATGTTTCGCGTGATGGTCTGGCCGTCCTCTGCCACCGCGTCGTGCTGTACCTCGATCCAGTCCCGGCCGCTGGGGTGGGGCCGGTGGTACACGACGGTGGCCGGGATTGCGCCGTGGTCGCTGTCGCTGCGATGCACCCGGATGGTTCCGGTGCTGCCCTTTTGCACCTGGGCGCGCCAGGGGAAGGTGTTGGGGAGGGTGGTCATGCGGCGCCGCCTTTCGACAGCTCAATAAGCTGCTTATCAAAGCCTTCGGCCAGATCCCGATACCTCTTGGCTGTGGCAGGGTTTCTGGCGCGGCGGGCCTTGGCCTGGTTCGCCATGGCGAGGTAGTGCGCCCCTGCGGAGAGGGCGATGCTGTTCGCAACACGCTGGCGGGCCTGGTCGCACAGGGCGTCCAGATCAAAGATCGGGCGCGATGGCAGGGCGTTCTCTTCTGCAATCAGCGAAAAACGGCGGGTGCTTGCCCCTCCGGTGGGCAGGGCGGGAGGGCAAAGTGTTGCCGTCACCGTGGGGAATTGGCCCGGCTTGCAGTGCACGCTGAGTTCTGTCACCCAGCGAAGATGCGAGAGGCCCAGTGCTTCCAGCAGGGCGTGGTTTGCTTTTTGGGTGCTGGTCATGCCGCACCGCCTTCCTGCTCCATTTCCTGCGCCGCTTCGCGCAGCTCGGCCAGCAGCTCTGCGGCGGGCTTGACGATGGGCGGCACGTCGCACACGGCGCGGCGCTGATCGGCTTCGTACCAACTGACCGGCGCGATGGCGGCCTCGATGGCTTCGGGCGTCAGCGTCGTGACGACTTCCCAGTAGTCAAGGTACTCCTTGCCATCCCATGGCTGCGGTTCGCCGCCGATGAGGTAATCGAAGGCTTCTCGCAGGCCCTGCAGCTCGGTCAGTTCTTCCGGCGTGGCGCGGTAGATCGTGGTGCGGCATCCCCAGCGCCGTTCATCCTTCTGGATGGTGTCCGCGTGATCGTCCGTGAGGTAGATCGACACCCCGCGCTCGGCATTGAACAGGGCGGCGCGCGCATGGCCGGGCTGGCTAATGGCGTACCCCAGCGCATTCACGATGGCCTGGGCCTGCTCGATGCTGTGTACCGGGATGTCGTCGGGGCGCGTGCCGTGGTGGCCGCACTGCCACTCCATGAAGCGCAGGGTGTAAGGCGCGGCGGGGGCGGGTTGTGTGCACACGGGTGTACTGGTTTCGATGCTGTTCATTTCGCCCCACCCTTCTCGCTGGCCCGCACGGCTGCAGCCGCGAAGTAGCGTTCTTCCTGCCGCGCCGAGGGCGTGAAGCGCTTGCCCTGGCGAAAGCGGTGGTGCGCCTCGGCGAAGAGCTGGGCGCGGTGCTTTTCCAGCCAGGCCGTGTTCACGGGCTTGGCAACGTCAACGACCCAGAAGCGGCGGTTGCCGGCGTCGCGCAGGTAGTCGCTCTTGCCGCTGGTGCACCACACGATGAACTGGCGCGGCTTCTCCTCGCTCCCGCTGCTGTAGGGCGCGCGAAAGCGGTCTACACGGCAGGAGAGAAAGGCCTTCGCGCATTCGATCTCTGCGCGGCTGAACATGGAAAGCTCCGCCAGCTCATAGGCCAGGATGCCTTCGCTGGCCGGAAGAAAGCGCATGGAGCCGTTCCTGAACTCGGCGGGCACGTCGCTGTAGTGGCCTGCGCCTACCAGTGCCTGCACCAGCGTCGATTTGCCCATGCCGCCAGGGCCGCACAGCAGCACCGCGTGGTCGAACTTGCAGCCAGGCTCCAGCACGCGCGCCACGTGCGCCATGGCGATGTAGCGGCCTACCAGCTCAAGGTAGCGGCGCTCTTTCTTGCTGGCCGTGGCGTCCAGGCCCAGGACCTTGGGAAGCCAGCGGTTGAGGCGGGGTTTGCCGTCCCAGTGCTGGGTCAGGAGCCCGCTGGGAGAGGTGTTTGTGCACACGGGTGCACTGGGGGGATGGGTGTGCATTGCTGCCCTTCGTGGTGGACGATGGGAGCATTATGCAAATTTGCGTAATTTGGTCAATGCAAAAATGCATTATTCGATGAGTCAAACTTGCCCTGTCTGTTTCAGGTTGTTGCTTTTTGGAGGTCGAATGGCTCTCGTCAAGTGCAAAGCGCGCGGCGCCCGGTGGCAAAGGGGTAGGTCTCTCCTGACATGGTTTGTGATCTTGATTGCAGTGGCGGCGGTGGGGTCGTGGCTTGTAGGGGGCGATGGTCAGACGCGCTCTGAAAATGTTTCAAAGGCGGCGCGCTCAGTGGTTCAGGCTGTGCAGGATCCGAAGGACGACGCGGACTTTCAGTTTGCGGTGACAGCGGCCAAGGCTGTGCGGGCGTCGCTCAAGGACCCGGCCTCCTTTGAGGTCGTTCGCGCGGGTCTTATTGATGGTGGCGCGCTATGCTTGGAGTACCGTGGAAAAAACAGCTTCGGTGCCGTTACGGTAGAGCGCATTGCGGTCACGCGCGCTGGTAGAAAAGGCGACTGGAACAAAGAATGCGGCGGGAAGTCGGGCGAAGACATGGGGCGTATCAAATACGCCATGTGAGACTTTTAGTGCACGAAGACCTCTGGGCAACCGCTCTAGCCTGCCGAGACTGACCAGCACCACAAAAATAAAAAGCCCGCATTTGCGGGATTTTTATTTTTACTTGCCCTGGGCAGCCGCCCCACGGCGCTTAACACCGATCACGAATGCCGACACCAAGCCCACCACCGTAGTGCCACCCACCACGCCCGCTACCACATCGTGACCACTCATAGCCAACTGGTAGCAGGTGTAGAGAGCCGCCAAGCCGATGGTCAGACCGGCAAACATACTGAGCATGCGCTCAGTAAAGATCATGGTGTTGACTCGGGTAATCTCCTTGCGACGGAAGTCCCCTTCTTTCTGGGTCTCATCGAAAACCCAGTCCACACGGGCCGGATTGATAGCGTGCAGGCGCTCGATCTGCGCCATGGGCAGCACAGGCGCGTCCGTCTCATGGTGCGAGACGGTCACATGGGAATCCTTATTGCGTAGCTGCGCAGTGGTCGATTTCGCCATGTTCCGTTTTTTTCAACTCTTTATCTGTCTGCTTGCCCAGCCTACGGCCCACCACAGCCATGTCACCGACTATGTGCTGCATGTCCTTCTGGCGGTCTCCAAGCTCCGGGTATCGGTACTGAGGGGCCGTGCCGAGAGCGCCTAGAGCCTGCCCTACTCCAGCAAGAATGTTCAGTAGATGATGCATTTCGTACTCTTTCCAGCTTGACGGCCAAGGTGAAGCCAGTAGTAGCGTGCCGCATATGCGGCCAGTGCCCGGCCACAAAACTAAGCGCCCGGGCAGCCGGGCAGCCGGGCCGGCTGGCCGGCCAAGTGCCCGCATTGTGCCCGATTGAACGGCGGCGCGCCAACTATTGAAAAGAGTGCACACGTGTGCACAGATAAATTGAACCATAGTTGACTTTTTGTCTAGCCCTCTGCAGACGGAGGGCAGAGTGGTGCATGCGGCCGTGTCAAACGGAATTTGATGATTTGTGCAGAGGGTCGTTTCCCTGCACGTCTAGTAGAGCGCCGATCCTTTCGCCAGTCAGTGCGGCACGCTCCGGGTGTATTGCTACGTCATGCAGCAGCGTGGCAACAGCCTTGCGCGCGGATTCGTCATAGTCTTCAAGCGCCCTCCCAAGCATGGTCACAAGCTCGCGCACACTTTGCCGGTGCCGTGGGCGTAGTGGTGTCGGTGCTGCTGCCCATGTGGCGATGGGTTCTGCAACGTGGTGGGCTGGGGTGTCTGCCTGGGCTTTTATGAGACCTTGCTCAATTGCAATTTGGCGGGCAATGGCTGGCTGGTAGAAAGCCTCCACGCCGATCCCGAAATAGCGCGCGATGGGCGCCAGGGTGTCTGGGCGCGGGTTCTTCGTCTCCCTGGAGAGGTAGCGCTGCATCTGGGACTGCAGCGTGCGCTTGCGCAGGATGTCGGCCAAGGCATTCGGCGTGAGGTTGCGCTTCTCCAACAGCAGCTTGAGCAGTTCTGGGCCGTCCATCGCAGAACTATGCAACATTGAATAATGCAAAAAGTCTTGGGAAAATTACGCAAAAGTGCATAATCGCGGCATGAGCCGAACGTCCCAGATCATTCAGTTTTTGCTTCAAGCGGGCTTGACGCAGGTCGAGATTGCAAAGCGCACAGGGATTCCCCAGTGCCGAGTTTCCCGCTGGGTGCTGGGTGGCGCTCCCCGTGCAGCTGACGATGTGCTTAAGCTCCGGGATCTCGCAGCAGAGCTGCAAGCCGCTGCTGATTCGACGGCGCCATTTTCCGCCACGCCTGGTGCGCAGGGAGCGGCCCATGCGTAGCACCACTTCCCGGCGCCTTGCGCAATGCCGCAGTGTGCGTGACAGCTCGCTACCCATCCGGGTAGACAGATTGCCGTCAGTGTCTGGCCCGCTTCCGTCTGCGCCGGGTGATCTTGGGGGGACGGGCTCGCCTCCGGGGCGTTGTGCTCGATTCGCCGCCCTCTGCATCGGCGCCAATGGCCTGGCCGCCGCCTGGAGCCTGTACACGGGCCGCCCCATCACGCCCGAGGGCATGGCAGCGGGCGGCGTGGCCTCGGCCCTGGTGCTGTACGGGCTGGATCGGCTGTCCGCGCGGTTGTCGCGGCGCAAGGGGGGTGAGATGGCATCCATCCCAGATTTCAAATACACATCCATGTGGTCGCGGATGCTGGCTTGGCTGGTGTTCATGCCGCCATTCAACTGGATCGGCAACATGCAAACCCATGTGGCCGAGGCCCAACTCAAGCAGGCATTCGGGGAGTGCGGTGCGCAGTCTATTTCTCTCGCGCTGATCGTCCGAGGGCCGCAACAAAGCTCGTTGCCATCTGCCATTCCATCAGACCTTGGTGCGTCGAAATGATGTTCTCGGTCAGCTCCAGCACGCTGATGTTGTCGCCTGTTTTGAGGCCAATGTCTTTCCAGAGCGCTTTGAGCAATTCGCCCGTGTCCATGGTTGTCACGCCAGCAAAGCCGAAGGCGATGTCCGACGAGAACACGCCAGCAAAGTTCTCCAGCCGTGCTTTTGCGCAGCTCGCGGCCTTCAGTCCCATAGGGCCCAGGTTCTCCCGCGTCAGTTTGCTGGCGAAGTGGATCAGTACCAAAACTCGTTTCATGGGCGCCCCTTTCGTGGCAAGTGGTTGTGTGAGAACTCCATTGTGCTGCCACGTCTGCGGGCGCCCGCCCTTTCCCACCCGCCCCGCCCAAGGCCATGCCGTCGGGGGTTCGCTCCTCTCCCTCCATGTTGGTGCGCCGCGCGCGGGCAGGTGCGCGGCGCTTCGCATGGCTGCGGCGCGGGTGGCTTTGTCTTCCTCTCTTCTCCATGGCGCGCAGTCTCGCAGGCGCGCGCCGGTTCATCCATAGCCCTTCGCGTGAGGTTTTGCACTATGAGTTTGCTTGATGCCGCCCGGCGCACGGTGCGCCACTACCCTGGGGGCCTGGGTGCCATGGCCGTGCGCCTGCAAAAGCAGCGCGGCACGCTGGAGCGCGAGCTTCGCGGCACGCCGGGCTACAAGCTGGGCGCGGTGGATGCCCTCGAAATCGCCGTGCTGGCCCAGGAGCAGGGCGGCGAGCACGCCTTGGCCTACCCCAACACGGTGGCCGATGCCCTGGGCGCCCTGCTGGTGCTGCTGCCGCATGACGGCAACGTGCGCGCGGCCTCGGCCCAAGACGTGGCGCGGCTCATGCAGGAGTGCGCCGAGGTGGTCATGGCCGTGGCCCAGGTGGAGGCGGACGGCCGCATTACCCCGCGCGAGCTGGCCGACCTGCAGCGCCTGTGGGCCGACGTGGTGGCCGCTGGCCAGGTGCTGCTGCGCAACATGCGCGCGCGGCACGACGCCGAAGTGCTCCGCCACCGCGCTGCTGTGGAGGCTGCGCAATGAGGCCAGCCGGAGAAGTTCACCAGGCGCTGCTGCAGGCCTGCGCTGCCCTGGCCACGGCGCAGCGCGGCGCCACGCTGCGGGAGCTGGCGGCGCAGGCCTGCGTGGGCCGGGCCGTGGCCGGGGCCACCGTCAAGAACATGCGCCGCGCTGGCGTGCTGGCTGTGCCGCGCACGCGCATCGTCACGTACCGCAATCGTCCTGTGGCCGAGTATGTGCCCGCGTCGATGGCGGGCGGCGCGGCGAACGATGCCAGCGCGGGCGTGATTCCGCTCCTGCAGGCCTGGAGGTAAGCCATGGTTGTGATGCAAGCCGCTGGCGGTGGGACGCCGGTTTGTATGGGCTGCGCGCTGCATAAGGGGGCGGCATGACGGGGCGCCGTGATCTGCCACCGCTCAAGTTCAAGGCGCTGGCTGACGCCCTGCTACCCATGGCCAAAACGCTGGTGCCCGCGTGGCTCTCCGGTGGTGTGCAGCGTGGGCATGAGTGGGTATGTGGCTCCCTGGCCGGAGGTGCGGGGGGGAGTTGTTCCGTCAACCTGGTAAACGGGAAATGGGCGGACTTCTCGGGCGACGAAAGCGACGATGCGGGCAACGACCTGCTCAGCTTGTACGCCAGGATCAACGGCCTTTCGATGGCGCAGGCCTGCGTGGAGCTTGCCCGCGCCCATGGCCTGGAGAGCGAGGCTGGGGTGGTGATGGATGCCCATGGCGGTGCGCCGCCACCACGCCCGGCACGGCCAGCGCCGCCGCCCAAGCCTGCGCCGGAGCGCGAAGGGTGGAAGGCCATTGTGCCGGTGCCGGGGTATGCGCCCAAGGTCAACTTCAAGCACCAGCACCGCACCGAGGCTGACATCGTCCACGTCAGCGAGTATTGGCGCGATGCTGACTTGCTGGGCTACGTGGTGCGCTTTCGCACCAGTGACGGCGGCAAGGATGACATTGCGCGCACGTGGTGCGAGAGCCAGACCAAGGGCGGCAGCCGCTGGCACTGGAAGCAGTGGGAGGAACCACGCCCCCTGTACCTGCCCGGCCGCACGCTGCCCGAGGGCCGAACGGTGGTGCTGGTGGAGGGGGAGATCAAGGCCGCCGTGCTGCAGGCCCTGCTGGATGCCTGCGCCCCCGGCGTGTACGTGGTGGTAGGCTGGCCCGGTGGCTGCAAGGCGTGGCAAAAGGTCGCGTGGAACTGGCTGGCCGGGCGCACGGTGATCCTGTGGCCCGACACGGACAGCAAGCGGGAGCAGCCCAGCGCGAAGGAGCGCAAGGCGCTGGAGGCTGAGTGGTGCGAGCGCCTGGGCATTGCCGACACTGCGGGCCTCAAAGACGTGCCCGAGTACCTGGCCGCGCTGCAGGCCCTGAAAGACGCCAAGCCCTACCTGGCCTACACCGACCAGCCCGGCATGAAGGCCATGCGCGGCATTGGCGCCGTGCTGCGCGATGCGCATGCATGCACCGTGCAACTGCTGCCCATCGACCCGCCGGGCGTGAAGCCCGATGGCTGGGACTGCAAGGACGCCATCCAGACCGATGGCTGGACGGGCGAGCAGGTGCTTGCGTTCTTTGGCCGGGCCGTGGCCCTTGTCGATACGGCGGCGGCCCCGCCCGCCAAAAAAACCGATGGCCCCGTTGGCACCCAGGGCGGTGATATGCGGGAGTCTGAACAGGGCGATGCCGGGCCGCTGGTCAAGTGCGGAAACCGCATGGTGCCGGAGTGGCTGAGCTGGTTCTACGACCCCGAGAAAGAGCGCTGGAACGTCTCGCGCAAGACTGTCATCTCGGCGCTGGAGCGGGCGCCGGAGCTGCGCGGCGTGGTGGCCTACGACGAGCTGCGCAACACCGTCGTGTGCCGCCAGGCCTTCCCGTGGCCGTACAGCAAGCCGGGCGAGATCCGGGGCGCCGACGCGCTGCTGCTGGGCAAGTGGATGTCGGACAGCTGGGGCCTGCCTGCCATCTCCAAGGCCGGCCTGGAGGAAGGCATACAGACCGTGGCGCATGCCAACCGCTACCACCCGGTGCGGGAGTGGCTGGGCGGCCTGGCATGGGATGGCAAGCTGCGCCTGGACAAGTGGCTCATGCACGTCCTGGGCGAGAAGCCCGGCACCGTGCGCCCGGACATGGCCGACTACCTGCGCCTGGTGGGCCGCTACTGGGTGCTGGGCATGGTGTACCGGGTGATGGAGCCTGGTTGCAAGTTCGACTACTGCCCGGTGCTGGAAGGCGAGGGCGGCCTGCGCAAGTCCACGCTGGTCGAGACCCTGGCGGGCAGCGACTACTACAGCGACACGCCTTTCGAGGTGGGGCGCGGCAAGGAAGGCCCGGAGCAGGTGCAGGGCTGCGTGCTTTATGAAATCGCGGAGCTGACGCATTTCAGCAAGGCGGAGGTGGGCGCCATCAAGGCGTTCATTAGCTCCAAGGTGGATCGCTACCGCGTGGCGTATGGCGCCACGGTGGAAGCCTTCCCGCGCCAGTGCGTGCTGGTGGGCACCACCAATGAGGATACCTACCTGCGCGACCGCACGGGCAACCGGCGATTCTGGCCGATCCCCGTGCGCCATCAGATCAACACCGAATGGGTGGAGAAGTACCGCGAGCAGCTCATGGCCGAGGCCTATGCGCTGTACCTGCAGGGCGAGCGCTACACGCCCACGCCCGAGGAAGAGGCGAGGCTGTTCCGGCGCATGCAGGAATCCCGCCTGGTTGAAACGGCCATCGAATCGGAGCTGCTGCAGGTGCTCACGCGCAAGCCGAACCCCAATGCCAGCGGCCCCACCAGCTTTGTGCATGGCGAGGCGCCGCACGTCACCATCGCGCAGCTTGTGCAGGCGCTAGGGGTGGATGTGGCCAAGGCGCCGAATGGGCTGCAGGGGCAGATATCGGCATGGCTCAAGCATGAGGGCTGGGAGCACCTCAAGAAAATGATCGGCGGCGTGCGCGGGTGGCGCTACCACCGGCCCGATGGCTGGCCGCGCAACGATTCGCCCGTGGGCCTGGACCACCCCGAGGACGATGAAGACGCCGATGCGGGCCAGGCGCCAGCGCAGCAGCCTGCTGCGCCTGCCGCACCGTCAACCCCTGCCGCTGCCTACCTGGCGGAGCAGGGCGGCTGGGAGGGCGACAGTGCACCCATTTGAGGCGATGCCTCGCATTCATCACGCGGCGCCTGAAACGCGCCGCACCGCGCACTGTGGGGGAGGCGTGATTCGCGCCACGGTGTCGGCACGGGGCGCGCGGCGCCCAGCCTGCGGTGCGGTGGCGGGGATGGCCTGCCATGCGCCCATGACCTGAGTGGCCATGTGTCCACGGTGTCCATCGGTTTTGCATGGATTCCACCAGCTACCCCAATTCCCCGTTTTTTGGAGTTGAGGCCGCTGCATTGCCCGGGGCCTGCGAGCCGGGCGCCGCGCTCTACGGTGCGGGCGGGCGCAGGCGGGCATGTGCGCTCGCGCTCGCGCAGGCGCAATCCCCCCACCTGTGTGATCTCTATTAAGAAAGGATGGACAGTATGGACACTAGGCCACCCAAGGCGGCAGAGCAGGGAGCGGCAGTGGCGGCGCAGCTCGTGGCCCAGCGGCTTGAGACCATCCGCCGCTACATGCCCGAGACCCTGGCCTGCATCCGTGACCGGGCCGAACACTTCGGCGAAGAGGCCTATGCCCTGGTGCGGCGTGGCCTGCGCGGGGAGCCGGGGTGCTTTTATGCGGTGGAGAACGGCCACGTCATGGGCCAGCCCGCAGGCCTGCCCAGCGGCGTGCTGCGCGATGCGGCCGGGTTCATGGTGGAGTTTGGCTGTACACACGTGTGCATCTGGCCTGAGCGCGTGTGGCAGGGCCGGGCAGTGGGCCAGGACGGCGGGGGGCAGCATGGCGCGGATTGAGTACATCAAGCGCCGCCTGGACAATTGGGCGCTGTGGAAGGCCCGGCAGAACGATGCAGGCCTCGGGTTTCACGCGCGCAGCATCCTGGCCGTGGATGTCTGGAACCGTGGCAGCTACAACGGTGCCAGCATCCCGCACTTCGAGGAGGAGGCAGCGGAGACCGATGAGGCAGTGACGGCGCTCAAGCTGGGCCGGGGCCATCTCTACGTCACGCTGGACTGCATCTACCTCAAGGATCTGGGCATCAAGCAAACGGCCCGGCGCATGCAGCGGGCCGAGTCCACGATCAAGGCGCAGCTCGATGCGGCAGACCACGCCATCGCCGCCTGGCTGGATGCGCGCGCCGTGGAACGCGAGCGTCAGCGCGCCATGGCAATAGCCCGCAGGGCGCGCGGCGAGCTATAGGCGCGCGGGGAGTTTTACACCTTAGACTTTTTGAGTACATTTCAGGCATCTTGTGATTGGTGTGCCCACCGCACTGATTGCAGGACGAACCCCGGCATGCGAGAGCGTGTCGGGGTTTTTTATTGCTGTCTCGGCATCGGCGCTTGACCCCGATGGCCTGCAGCGTCTCGCTGGGGTACGAGAGATAAAGACAAACCGATGCCGCAAGGGCGGGTCTCCATCGGGCCTCCGCATTACCGCGATGCCTAGAGCGCTAGGGGCCGCGTGTCTGCGATAACGACACGGTGCAGGGATTTGGGAGTCCTGCATGCGACCACGCACCGAGTGACCCATCACTGCCGGAACCGTAACCGTGCACCCGCCCCGGCATGCGAAAGCGTGTCGGGGTTTTCTTTTTGCTGAGCCCGATCCCATGACCATCCCGCGAACTGCCGACCGCCGTGCATACGACGGCCGCCGAGGAACTGCGCACGAGCGCGGCTACACCTCCGCCTGGCAGCGTGCGCGGGATGCCTTCTTGCGTGCCCATCCGCTGTGTGCTGAGCATGAGCGCCGTGGCGATGTAGCTGCTGCCGCACTGGTGGATCACATCACGCCCCCGCGCCTCAAGCAGGCCAAGGACGGCGGGGATGCGGATCGCATCAAGGAAGCGCAGGCGCTTTTCTGGGATCGGGCGAACTGGCAGAGCCTGTGCAAGGCCTGCCACGACTCCATCAAGCAGCGGTTCGAGAAGTCGGGCCGCGTCGCGGGGTGCGACGCAGACGGCCGCCCCCTTGACCCGGGCCACCACTGGCGCCGCTGACCCGCCCGTCCGCCCCCGCCCGCAAGGGGAGGGGGGAGCAAAAACTTTCCCCCCCACCCCCTCCAGACCGACCGCTCCTTGTCGTTCGCAATGCCGGGAAATATGAGAGAGGGGGGGTATCGACTGGGAGGCCTTATGGCTGGTAATTCCAACTCGGGGCGCCGTGCTGATCCTGCATTCGTGCACCAGCTCAAGGGCGACCCCAGCAAGCGCGGCATGGCGAACCTTGCCGCAGAAACCGAAGCGCTGCAGCTCAAGGCCTGCGCACCCGACCCGCCCAACTGGCTGAGTGCTGGCGCGCTCGCGGAGTGGCAGCGCGTGGTGCCCGACCTCATGACGCTGGGCTGGGTGCACCGGCTCGACCGCATGCAGCTCGCAGCCTACTGCGAGGCCGTGGCCGACTGGGAGAAGTTCCGCCAGCGCATCGCCGCCGAGAACCAGCGCATGGACGACACGGGCGACGTGCAGACCTTCGCCACGGGCGCGAAGCAAATCAGCATCTGGCGCCAGCTCGCCAACGATGCCGAGAAACGCGCCAACGCTGCGGGCGCTGGTTTCGGATTCACGCCGCTGGCGCGGCGAACGATGAAGGCGCCTGTGACCGTGCCGCAAGCGGAGTTATTCCCCAATGAGCACAACGAGGCCGCCAACCGATACTTCTCGCACTGACGACCGGGTAGCAGCGTACTGCCGCGCCGTGCTTGCGGGCGAGATCATCGCTGGCCCGCACGTGCGCCACGCCGCGCAGCGCCACCTTGACGATCTGCTTGTCGGCCACCTTCGCGGCCTGGTGTGGCGGCAGGATCTGGCCGACCGCGCCATCGGGTACTTTGAGGATGTCCTCAAGCTCAACGGCGGCGAGTACGAAGCCAAGCCGTTCTTGTTGGCGCCCTGGCAGGCGTTCATCGTCGGCAGTCTCTTCGGGTGGTACACCGAAGACGGGTTCAGGCGTTTCAGCACCGCCTACATCGAGACGGCCAAGGGCTCGGGCAAGTCCCCCCTGGCCGCAGGCATCGGCCTGTACGGACTGACATCGGACGGCGAGCAGCGTGCCGAGGTGTACGCCGCCGCCACCAAGCGCGACCAGGCGCAGATCCTGTTCCGCGATGCCGTGGCCATGGTCACGATGTCGTCGCTGCTGGAATCGCGCCTGGTCAAGTCCGGCCGGGACGAAAAGGTCTGGAACCTCTTCTACCCGCCCACCAACAGCTTCTTTCGCACCATCGCCTCAGACGATGGGCAATCCGGCCCGCGCCCGCACATCGGCCTGATCGACGAAGTGCACGAGCACACGTCGCCCACCGTGGTCAACATGATGCTGGCGGGCCGCAAGAACCGCCGACGCGCCCTGGTGGTCATGATTACCAACAGTGGCAGCGACAAGAACACGGTCTGCGGCCAGTACCACGACCTGGGCGTGCGCGTGGTGCGCGGCGAGTTTCTCAACGACTCGCTGTTCGCCTACATCTGCGCACTGGACGAAGGCGAAGACCCTTTCAAGGATGAAGCCTGCTGGCCCAAGGTCAACCCCAGCCTGGACTACCTGGCCCACGGCCAGGCCGATGGCATCCCGGGGCGGCGCTACCTGCGCCAGGAAGTGCAGAAAGCGCGCGGCGTGCCCGCCGCCGAGGCGGTTGTGCGCCGCCTCAACTTCTGCCAGTGGACGCAGGCGTCATCGCCCTGGATCAACTGGGACGTGTGGAAGGCCGCCCAGCAGCGCGTGCCCATGTCGCTGCTGCGCAACCGCCGCTGCGTGGCCGGGCTGGACTTGTCCAGCACCACCGACCTGACCGCGTTCGTGCTGCTGTTCTACCCCACGGCCGCCGACCCGCACTGGCGCCTCATGCCGTACTTCTGGATACCAGACCACGAGCTGGACAAGCGCGAGGAACGCGACCGCGTGCCCTACAGCGTATGGATCAAGGAAGGATGGCTGGAGACCACGCCCGGCCGCGCCATCAGCAAGCTGCACGTGCTGCGCCGCCTGGCGAAGATTTGCGAGTACTTCGATGTCGAGAAGATCGGCTACGACCGCTGGCGCATCGAAGACCTGAAGCAGACCATGGCCGAGAAGGGCATCACGCTGCCGCCCCTGGAGGCCTTCGGCCAGGGCTACCAATCCATGGGGCCCGCCGTTGACGAATTCGAGCGGCGCCTGCTCGGCATCCCCGAGAAAGACGCCGAAGGCAACCCCGTAGAGGGCGATGTCGAAACCCTGCGCCACGACGGCAACCCCGTCATGACCTGGTGCGCGGGCAACGCCGTCACCGTCAGCGACCCCGCAAACAACCGCAAGGTTGACAAGCAAAAGTCCATCGGGCGCATCGACGGCATCGTCGGCGCCGTGATGGCCACAGGCATCAGCACCGGCGCCAAGACCTTGGCGAAATCGGTCTACGACGAAGGCGTAGGAATATGAACCTCAAAACAATGTCCTGGCTCTGCGGCCTGCTCGGCTTCGCATTGCTCATTGCGGGCCTGGCCCAGTGGAGCGTGCCCCTGGCCTGCGTCGTCGCGGGCCCGGTGCTGGTGGCCTACGCCTACCTGCTCGACCGCGCCGCCGCCGTTGCCACCCAGGCCCAGCGCCAGGCGCAGCAGCGCCCAGGCGGGGAGGGCTGACCCATGTTCTTCAGTGACCTGCTGGGCGCATCGCCCGGCACCGGCCTGGTGTCCGACGCAGGCGGCGGCTTCTGGCGCGGCATCATCGGCAGCGCCCGCACCAGCACCGGCGTGGCCGTCACGCCCGAAAGCGCGTTCGCCGTGCCCATCCTGCAGAACTGCGTCACGCTGCTGGCCGAATCCATCGCCCAGTTGCCTTGCGAGGTTTTCGAGCGAGGGGAGGGCGGGCGGCGCACCGCCGCCATCCACCACCCGGCCTACGACGTACTGCGCTACCGGCCCAACCCGTTCCAGACCCCCTACGAGCGCGTCGAGCTGCTGCAGTGCGCGGCAGGCCTGCGCGGCAACGGCTACAGCTGGATCGACCGGCGCGACGACGGCAACATCGCCGCCCTCTGGCCGCTGGACTCCGACAAGGTGCAGGTGCTCAAGGGCCCCGACCTCCTGCCGTACTACCGCATCGGCAACAGCGCCGAAGCCGTGCCCATGCGCCACGTACACCACGTGCGCTGGCACACGCGCAACGGCTACGAAGGCCTCTCCCCCGTGCGCCTGCACGCCGAAACCGTGGGCCTGGCCCAGGCGCTGCGCAAGTTCGCGGGCACCTCGTTCGCCAACGGCGCCACCGTGGCCGGCGTCATCGAGCGGCCCAGGGAAGTCGCCCCCATCAAGACCCAGACCGAGGTTGACCGCGTGCTCGACCAGTGGGGCGGCAAGTTCTCCGGCATCGACAACGCCCGCAAGGTGGCGATGCTGCAAGAGGGCATGACGTTCAAGCCCGTCTCCATGAACAACGTGGATGCGGAAATCGTCGCCCTGCTCAAGCTCTCGGGCGTGGACATCGCGCGGATCTACAAGATCCCGCTGCCCATGGTCAACGACCTCGACAAGGCCAACTACAACACCATCGAGCAACTGCTCATTCACCTGGTGGTATTCGCCCTGCTGCCCTGGGTCAAGCGCCACGAGCAAGCCATGGCGCGCGACTTCCTGCTGCCGCAGGATCTGGCGCGCTACTTCATCGAGTTCAATTTGTCGGGCCTGCTGCGCGGCGACCAGAAAAGCCGCTACGAGTCCTACGCCATCGGCCGCCAATGGGGCTGGCTCTGCGTCAACGACATCCGCCGCCTCGAAAACCTCCCCCCCGTGCAGGGCGGCGACGTGTACCTGCAGCCGCTCAACATGGTGGACAGCGGCAAGGGCACGCCAGACCTCACCAACCCCAACACCCGCGCCCAGCTGGAGGCGCAGGCCAAAGAAATCGAAAGGCTGCTCACGCTATGAAGACCTACCTTCGCGCATCCAGCATGCTGTTCAACACGCCCTTGATCGTCGCCCCCGAGGTGCTGGACATGGCCGTGCGCTGGGCCAACCAGGTGATGAACCTCAACATCATCAACATCGGCGCCCAGGCCGCAGACCCCCGCATGTGGGACGACGACGGCGCCCACCACAGCGCCCGCATGCAGCTCGAAGAGCAGCGCCGCGCCAGCATCGCCGCCACCGGCGTGGCCGTCGTACCCGTGCACGGCGTGCTGGTCAGCCGCGCCGCGCACATGAACGCCTGCGAAACCATGACCAGCTACGAAGACCTGCGCAGCGCCCTGCGCGCGGCCATTGACGACCCGCTGGTCGAGCGCATCGCCCTCGACATCGACTCCCCCGGCGGCGCCGTCTCCGGCGCTTTCGAGATGGCCGCAGACCTGCGCGCCATGGCCCAGCAAAAGCCCATCACCGGCATCATCAACTTCATGGCCGCCTCGGGCGGCTACCTGCTGGGCGCCGCCTGCACCGAGCTGGTCACCAGCCGCACCAGCATCGGCGGCTCCATCGGCGTCATCGCCTCGCACCTCGACCGCTCCCAGGCGCTGGAGAAAGCAGGCGTCAAGGTCACCACCGTCTACGCCGGGGCCCATAAAAACGACCTCTCGCCCAGCGAGCCCATCACCGACCAGTCCCTGCAGACCCTGCGCGAGATCGTCTACAGCAGCTACGAAATGTTCTGCACCACCGTGGCCGAGTACCGGGGCCTTGCCGTCGCCCAGGTACAAGCCACCGAAGCCGCCGTATTCCGTGGTCAGGCCCTCATCGACGCAGGCCTTGCAGACCGCATGGAGTCCCCGCAGGACGCTGTGAACAACCTCACGCGCGCTGTGCACCAGCAACGCGCACTGCGCGCCCAGTCCAGCCGCGTCGCCGTGCGCGCCCGTGCCGCCCAGGCCCTCGCCCAAATCTGACAGCGTTCGCTGCCAGCCGTTCCGCCCGCATCCGCGGGCTTTTTTTTGCCCCGAAGGAGGCACCCCTCATGTCCCTCGTACTGCAACTGCGCAGCGAACGCGCCAAGCTCAACGACGAGCTGCAGGCCCTCGCCAAGAAAGAAGCCGGTGGCGAAGCCCTCGCCGCCGCCGACCTGGAGCGCTTCGCCCAGCTGGAGACCCAGATCGCCGACCTCTCCGCCAAGATCGCCCGCGCCGAATCCGCCGAGCGCTCCGCCGCAGCGGCCGCCGTGCCCGTCAGCGAATCCGCCCAGGGCAACAACAGCCCGCCCGGCGCCGCCCCGCACATCAGCGTGCACAGCAACGCCCCGCGCGGCGCGGGCGTCGCGCAAATGGCGCGCCTGCTCGCCGCCGCCCAGGGCAACCAGATGCAGGCGGTTGAGCTGGCCCGCGCTGGTGGCTACCCGGAGCAGGTCGTCATGGCCCTGTCCACCACCACCCCCGGCGCGGGCGGCGTGCTGGTGCCCGTCAACCTGGCCACCGAGGTCATCGAGTCCCTGCGGCCCACCTCGGTGCTGCGCGGCTTCGGTGCCCGCCCGCTGCCCCTGGTCAACGGCAACATGACGCTGCCGCGCATCAAGGGCAACACCACCGTGGGCTACATCGGCACCGACGACGACATCCCCGGCACCGACATGCAGTTTGAAGACCTCAAGCTGCAGGCCAAGAAGCTCGCCGCCCTGGTGCCCATCGCCAACGACCTGCTGCGCTTCCAGGGCACCAACCCCCAGGTAGACCAGATCGTGGCCAACGACCTGCTCACCAGCGTCGGCCTGTACGAAGACATCACGTTCATCCGCAGCGCGGGCAGCACGCTCATGCCCAAGGGCCTGCGCCACTGGGCACCCGTGGTCAACGTCGTGGCGGCGCCCGCAGGCGTCACCATGGCCGACATCGACGCCTTCTGCGGCGGCCTCATGCTGCGCGTCGAAATGGCCAACGCCAACATGGCGGGCTGCGGCTGGATCATGAATCCCCGCACCATCCGCTACCTGCAGACCGTGCGCGACGGCAACGGCAACCTGGCCTACCCCGAAATCAACGACGGCAAGTTCAAGGGCTACCCGTACAAGCTCAGCACGCAGATCCCCGTCAACCTGGGCGCGGGCGCCGACGAGTCCGAAATCTACTTCGCCGACTACTCCGACTGCTACATCGGCGAGACCGGCGAAATGTACCTCTCGTACAGCGCCGAGGCCTCCTACAAGAACGGCAACGGCGACCTGGTCAGCGCATACAGCAAGGACCAGACCCTGGTGCGCATCATCCAGCACAACGACTTCGGCCCCCGCCACGTCGAATCCATCGCCGTGGGCACCGGCGTCAAGTGGGGCAAGGCCATGCTGGCCTGACGCGCCAGTGCCCGCCCGGCCGTGTGCACACGTGTGCACGGCCTCTCTCATTCATATACAGGAGGTGCCCATGAGCACTGACACCAAGATCCTCAAATTCACCAAACCCTGGCGCGGCTACAACAAGGGCGAAGTGGCGGGCTTCGACGCCAAGACCGCCGAAGTCTTGCGCAAAGGCGGCGTGGCCGAAGTGCACGACGGCGGCCAGGACGGCAACCGGCCCGCCCAGCGCCAGCAGCAGGCCAGCGCGCAGCGCCGCACCGCCAAGACCGCCAGCGACAGCGCCGGGCAACCCGCCGCCCCTGCCGAGCCGCAGCCCGCAGGCGGCGCAGCAGGCGAGGAGGGCGCTGGCGCCGCCGCACCCGCCAGCGACCCGGCCCAGGCCGCCACCGGCCCCGACGACGCCCGCCCGTAAGCCATGGCCCGGCGCATCGCATACACCGGCGCGCCGGTGCTCACGGCGCAAGACATCGCCACCTGGCGGCGCAGCGACACCGTACTGCTCGAAGCCGCGCTGCTCGAAAACGTCATCATCCCCGGCGTCGTGGCACAGGCCGAGGCACGCACCGGCGCCGCCATCCAAGAGGCGCGCTATGTCGAGATATGGCCCCCAGGCCGCCCCTCGGGGCACCACCTCGACATCGGCCAGGCCAAGCGCATTGAGGCGGTTGACGTGCTCAGCGCCGACGGCGTGCCCGTGCCATCTGGCGCCGTGCCCTACCTGCAGCAAGAGCAGCGCGAAAGCTACCTGCACTTCGCTGGCGGCCGCCCCCCGGGCGTGTTGCAAATCACCTACCTCGCGGGCGCAGACCTGGCCGCGTACCCCTCTGTGCGCAACTGGCTGCTGCTTCACATCGGCACCGTGTACGCGCAGCGTGAATCGCTGGTCATCGGTGCATCCGTCGCAGAGCTGCCCTCCGGCTTTCTCGACTCGATGCTGTCCGACATCACCTTGCCGCCCCGCTTCTGAAAGGCCCTCCATGCTCCAAGCCGGGAAACTGGACCAGCGCATTGTCCTGCGCGAACCCTCGCAGACGCGGGGCACCTCGGGTGGTTTCAAAAAACGCTGGACCGACCAGCCCGCCATGTGGGCCGCCGTGCGCCACCTCAGCGGCAACGAGCGGCGCGCCACCTCTGCCGGTGGCGAGGTGGCCGTGGCGCGTACCGAGATCACCATCCCCTACCGCGAAGGCGTCACCGCACGCTGGGGGGTGCTGTACCAGGGGTGCCACTACAACATCCAGCACGTCAACGACTTCATGGCGCGGCGTGAATTCCTCATCCTCACCTGCGACACAGGGCTCAACGATGGCTAAAACCGAAATCCTCGGCATCGGCGACATGCGCGCCAACTACGGCCGCGTGCGCGAAGACATGCGCACCCGCACCAGCCGCCGCATGCTTGTCGCGGCCGGCGCCGTGCTCAAGCGCAAGGCCAAGGCCATCGCCCAGGCCAACGGCTCACGCCGCAGCGGCGCCATGATCGCCAACATCGCCATCAAGCGCGAGGCAGGCGCCCCCGCGGGCACCGAGCAGTACCACCTGGGCGTGCGCCACGGGCGCAACCTCACGGCCAAGGTCAAGAAGTCAGGCGCCCACCTGGCAGTCAGCAACCGGGGCCGCATCGTCAAGCGCTACCAGGACGATCCGTACTACTGGCGCTGGGTCGAACTCGGCCACAAGATCGTTTCGCGTGATCCCGGCAAAAGCAAACGTGCACGCCGCCGTGCCGCCACAGGCACTGTCCCCGCCAAGCCCTTCATCGCCCCGGCGCTGGAGCAGGGCAGGGGCGAGGCAGTCCAGGCCATGGACGCCAAGCTGCGCGAAGACCTCAAGAAAGCAGGCCGCACATGACCACGCCCACCGTGCACGAAGCCATCACCGCCGCGCTCTGCGCCGTGTTTCCCAACTCCTGGCCCATCGAGCTGCCCCCCGCACCCGTCTACCCCGCCGTCGTGTTCGACGTGGACAGCGAGCCCGAGGCGCAGTGGTGCATGGGCGGCGGCTACACCCAGCACGACGTCAATGTCGTCGTCGTCGCCCGTGACCTGGACGAACTCGACGCGCTGCTGCCCCTGGCTGGCGGCGGCCCGCTGCGTGCCGCACTGGAGGCCTTGCCCGCCTACCAGTGGGAAGAGGCCGCAGGCGATGCCGACTACGAGCCCGACCCCGAGCTGTACGCCCGCTTTCTCAGCGTGCGCCTGCGCACCCCGCGCTACTAACTCCTCAACCCCCGAAAGGCCACCATGCCCAAGACCCCCCCTGAAAAGGCGGGCGGTGTGCACACGTCTGCACAAACCGCCCCCGCCAGCAAGAAGCCGCCGCACCACGAGCCCACCGCCCCGCGCCCGCGCGACAAGCACACCGGCCTGGGCGGCTCCTACGTGCGCGACCCCGTCACCGGCGAACGCCGCCGCGCCACCCCTGACACCGATCCGAAGGAGCCCACGCCATGAAGTCCATGAAGAAAATGCTGCTGCTCGCCAAGATCGAAGGCACCAGCGGCACCGACGCCATCCCCACCGCAGGCGCCAACGCCATCCTGTGCCGCGCCCTCGCACCCGAGCCCATCACGGCCGAGCAGGTCTCGCGCGACCTCATTCGTCCCTACAAGGGCAACAGCGGCAAGCTGGCCGTTGGCGTGCACCGCAAACTTACCTGCGAGGTCGAATTCGCAGGCAGCGGCGCGGCAGGCACCGCCCCTCCCTGGGGGCCGCTGCTGCAGGCCTGCGGCTTCGCCGAGACCATCACCGCAGGCGTCGATGTTGTCTACGAACCCGTCAGCGGGGGCGAGCCCACCCTGACCTTGTACGGTTACCTCGACGGTATCCTGCACCGGCTCACAGGCGCCAAGGGCAACGTCACCTTCACGCTCAACGCCAAGGCCATCCCCGTCATGCAGTTCGAGTTCCTGGGCGCGTACTCCACGCCCACCGACACGCCGCTGCCCTCTGGCGTGGACTACAGCGCCTTCATGCAGCCCAAGCCCGTGGGCAAGGTCAACACCCCCACCTTCACTTTCCATGGCGTCACGGCCTGCACGTCTGCGTTCAGCATCGCCTGGGGCAACACCCTGGCCTGGCGCGAACTCATCAACTGCGCCGGTGCGCGCAGCCCTGACCGCCAGCCCACCGGCAACGTCACCATGGAGCTGCCCAGCATCGCCACCAAGAACTGGGCCGAGGTCGTGCGCGAGGGCACCACTGGCGCCATGAGCCTGGTGCACGGCGTGGACGTGGGCAACATCATCGAGCTGTCTGCACCCAAGATCCAGTGCAACCCCTTCACCCTGCAGGACGACCAGGGCATCGCCATGGTGGCCATGCCGTTTGACATCAACCCCGACCAG